TTCTTTACGTATCCGAAAACTTCATTAATGCCAACGTTGCGCAGATGAACGTTGCACCGGCAGCAATTCACTTTGCTCCCGGCGACATGGTTTATCAGTCGTCAACAGGACGCGCCGAATTTGGAAACGCGCTCTTTACTGGTAAAGTTGAGTATTGGGATTCTGGTACAGGTTCGCTTGCTATCAGTCCAATCAGCGGTACTTTCAAGACCAATGCAAGCTTGAATCTTCATGCAACTTTGTGGAATTCCTCAAATACTTCAACACCTGAATTCCATATCTCTGGGCTTAAACTAATTGACATTGCAACAAACAATCGTGTTGTGTCAGTAGCTAATGCAACTAAGAGCGTTGCCGTTGTTACCTACGAGCATACTTCAGGTGTAGTTTCAAACGTGTCAGCCAACACCGTTGAAGGTGGTGGACAATACATGTACCTGAACGCAACTGCAAATACCAGTGCTGCCGGTAATGTTCTATACCTCACTTCTGGAACTGGTCTGGGACAATTCCGCAGAATCATTTCTGTATCTGGCAAGAGAGTTACTCTCGCATCGACTTTACAGGTTGATCCCGGTTCAAACACCAAATACTCTATCGGCAACTTTGTAGTAGATGAAAATGGTTCTCTGAATGGTGTTCTAAACATACCCGAAGAACCAAACTTCAAGTTTAAGGTTGGTGAGAGATTACTCACAGTCACAGACGTAGATAGACTAGATTCTGATGATTACACAATGAAAGCAAGCGCACGTTTTGCTTCGGGTGGATTACGCAACTCTCTTCAGAGAGTCAATCTTACTCCAATCATGCGTCCGTTGCCAGAAACGCCACCAAACAATCCAGTTGTTCCGCCAGTTCCTACGGCTCGTCAGGTTTCTCCTGCGCCTGTTGCACAGCCGATTGCACGTACACCCGTTAGTCTAATTCCAAGACGACCTATTCGTGATCCTATTGCTCAAACATTCTGGACTCCGAAGAAAGACACCAATCAAGCCAACTATGGTGTATTCGTCACATCAATTCAATTATTCTTCGGTAACAAGCCATCTGTTGCTCGTCAGAGTCTACAGTTGCCAGTGCAAGTCAAGATCGCAGAAGTGGTTAACGGTTATCCAACACAAAACTTCCTTGCAGAAGCAACGGTTAAGTGTAAGGACGTTAAGCTTTCTACGTCACCTTCGGTCAGCGATTCGAACACAATCACAACGTTCAGATTCCGTGATCCAGTCTATCTATTGCCAGACACAGAATATGCTCTAGTCGTTGTTTCAGATTCCCCTGAGTATGAGTGCTACATTGCTGAACTCGGCGGAAACGTCCTAGGAGCAGACCCTCCTCGTAGAATTTCTGAACAACCATATGCAGGCTCATTCTTCCGCAGTCAGAACTCTTCGACATGGACTGCATATCAGAACGAAGACCTAATGTTTGTGATCAACAAGGCAGTCTTTGCCGGTAACGGTTCAGCCACATTCCAGATTAAGGATGTACCTAAGAGTGAAATGAACATAGATCGTATGTTCATCAACGTCGATAAACTCTCATTCCCTGTGTCTGATATTGACTTCAAGGTGAAGAGCGTCTTCAAGGCTAATTCATCTTATGACAATTACGTTAACGTTAAGCCACAAACAATCTTCAAGTACGGAGATTTGTTGGATGCATCCAACAAGGAAACCTCTGCAAGTTTCAATAACGCTCGTAAGCTATCGACAGGTAATGCAAACAGCGTACAAGTTCTTGCCGAATTCATCACCACAGATGCAGACGTTTCGCCAGTTTTCAACATTGAAACTCTAGCGGTCATTCCTGCAAGTCATAGCATCAACAATGGTGGTATTTCCAATACGGTTATCTCGATTACTAATCGAGGCGTAGGATACAATGCCGTCAGCACTGCCGGTAACGTGATATTTGGTGGAGCCAACACTACACAGAATAATGCCGCGCAATTGTTCCGTGAAAACTATCTTGCAAACAACTACAACGTTGGTTTCTACTATGTTTCCTTCGGAACCAATGGAAACGGAACAGGTGCAGAAGGTTTTGCAGTAGCTAACACGGATGCAGGAAATTCGATTAACTACATCGTCATGACTTCTGAAGGCTCTGGATATACACTATCTCCAAGTCTAAGCGTGGCTAACGGCAATGCAGCCTCGGGCATGATTCCGGCATCAGCCGTAGTTCAGGGCGAAAACGGAAAGCGCGGCGGCAACATGGCTTGCCGTTATATCACTCGCCAGATTTCTCTGGAAGATGGTTTTGAAGCAGGCGACCTTCGTATTTTCATGGATGTTGTTCGTCCAAATGGCACGGACATTCATTGCTACTACAAAGTTCTAGGATCAGAAGACCCCGGCAGATTCACGGACAAGTCTTGGGTTCTGATGAAGAAAGTTGTAGACAAGAGTTCGAAGGACAGTAAACAGGTTATCGAATTACAGTTCCGCCCAGACCTCATGGAAAACAAGCTCAAGTACACCGAAAACGGACAACAGTATCCTATCGGTGGCAAGTTCAAGTATTTTGCAGTCAAGGTGGTCATGACGGCAGTAGATACCACCGTGGCTCCATGGGTCCAGAACCTCAGAATCATCGCAGTACCGGAAGGTTGATGATGATGAAACTTAAGGTAAGGGAAAATGAGCGGTTAGTCAGGGATAGCAGTAATTTTGCTATCCTCAACACAGATCGTTCCGTAATCAAATCTCATGAGCAAAAACTCGAAGCTATTCGAAAGAAGAAACTTCAGGAAGAAGAGATAAATACCATCAAGAACGACATATCGGAGATTAGAGATATGTTGAAGCAACTTATGACACAGAGAAACTAACCCATGGCAAATATCGCAAATGCAGCCATTATCCAAACTGCCAATACATTTGATCATTGGAGAGTGCGCGACAATCTTGTAGCAAACGATGTAAATGAAATTGCGCGTGGTAACTTCACTAAGCCAACGGGTAACGTTGAAATCAGTGGTGGATATCTACGACTCAGCAATACAGCCGTTGGTGTAACTCTAACCGTAGACAATGATGCTCGTATCAGTGGTAATCTCTCGGTCAAGAATGTCACTCAGGACGCAGCCGCAAATTTCTACTCTGATGCAGTCAACGTAGCATTCCGTTCCGTCACCGGTAACGTCTATGCTAATGGTAACACCTACACTCGTTTCCTCTACAGCAACAACCTTATTGGTGCTGCTAATATTAATGCTTCTGGATGGATTTTCACGACAGGCTCTCATAACGTAGCCAATCTGATCATGAACGTTGGTGGCGTATTGACTGTTCGTACCGCTGCTAACGGTGGTAACGTAGCAATCACCGGTAATCTGGCAGTAACAAACATCACGACCTCTGGTACGATGAGAGCTACGACAGCCAACATCGACTCTCTACATGTTACAACACTTACGGTTACTGATCCTATTGCCGCACCTTCAGAATCAGCCAGTGATATTTACCGGCTTCGTGTCGGACTATCCACCAGAGGTGAAGGTACATTCGGTGTATTCCAAGGTACTTCGAATGGTAACGCAGCAATTCGATTCAACACTACGGGTAATGTCTGGCAGTTGACTTCGAACGATCTTGTAACCTATGCAACCGTTCTCAGTACAGCAAACGTCTTAACGTCATTCACGACAGACACGGATAATGCCGCATCTCTTACTGCCGTCAAGGGTGCAAACGACAATGCTCTTGCAGCCTATGCGTCCTCAAATAGTGCAGCAAATACAGTTCGCGTATCTCAGAATACGGGATCAGTCATTGCAGGTGCTAATGGCATCAACTTTAATAACACATCAACCGTTCTTGTATCGGTGGGTGCAGGCATAAATGGAAATGCAAATGTCTCGTTCGCTGTTGTCGGTGGTGCAGGAACGCAAGGCGCAACAGGTGCGCAAGGTACTACGGGTGCGGGAGTTCAAGGTGCAACCGGATCAGGAACGCAAGGTGCAACGGGTGCGCAAGGTGTTCAAGGTCGGCAGGGTGCCACCGGTACTGGTGTTCAAGGTACTACGGGTGCCAATGGTAGTAACGGTGCGCAAGGCGCAACAGGTGCTACAGGTTCAACAGGATCGACCGGTTCTACGGGTGCTACAGGTGCCACAGGACCAGCCGGACCATCGACTATCATCAATCCATCACTCTATTCGGCAGGCACATATTATCCGGTAATGGCAGGTTGGTATGGTTCGAACTATACTCCATACATTTCATCCGTATTCTATTACTCTACTGGTGGTGTCGTTTACTCGACAGACTTCGCTGCAACTTCGGATGAACGTTTGAAGAATGTCACTGGATACATCTATAATCCAATGTCGATTGTAAATGCAATTGGTGGCGTTCGTTACACATGGAACGATAAAGCTAAAGAATTGGGATATGAGAGTGCGCACGAAGATGGCGTTGAGGTTGGTGTTCTAGCACAAGATGTTAAAGTTGTTCTGCCGGAAGCAGTTCACGAAGATACCAATGGATACTTGAGAGTTTCCTATGACCGTCTGGTTCCTGTCCTTATCGAAGCAATCAAGGAATTGAATGCTCGTATACAGGTTCTTGAAGGGAAGTAATCAATGGCACAGGTTCCTTCTAGTCCAACAAAATTGAGTGACGTTCAAAGTATATTCGGTGGTACTGGTCATCTTCTAAATTATTTAAGGGGTGGTGTAAACGTTTACGATCTACCCACTTCATATCCTAATGTAGCAGCGTATCAACCACTTAGATTGGCGGGATTTGCAGGAACAATACACCCACCTGCATATTTACCGTCTACTATCTATGGAGAAAACATCAGATTTTTCCCCAACGATGCATATGCGTGGGTTACTGTTAGTGCTGATGGAACATATAGTTTTGGAGGACCGGGAGCGGGAACTACTGGAACGTGGAAATTAGTTCCCGGCAGTGCTTCCGAATTCGATGTTGCTATGTGGTATTCAAGTGGTAATCTTTTTAGTGGCGACAGTGTTAATGCTTGGTTAAGTTTGGGTACTAGTCGAACTTGGTTTTTTTCTATTACAGGAGCGGCGAGCATTTTAAGTGGTGTAAGTAATCTTCAAATTAGAGAACACAATACCAGTCAAAGAGCTATAGTTTCGGCAACTACAACCCTGTATGCAGAAGTCGAACCCAGTTGCGGAATCTGCTGCTTCACGCCAGAAACGCTTGTTACGATGGCAGACTACACCACGAAACCTATTATTGACATTAGAGTTGGAGATTTCATTCTTGTTCGCGGCGGTTCCAAGAAAGTCACCGAAGTCATTACACGGCAGAATCGTGTCATGTATCGTATTCGATTCTTTGATGGTCGCATTCTCAACGCATCTGACGAACACCCGCTTTACGTTGTCGGTAAAGGATATTCAGCCATCAACCCTGTTGGAGTCTACAAGGATTTGGGTATGGCAGATGAATTGGTGGTTGGCGACCGTGTTCTTGATGAGGATTCCGATGAAAACGAGATTGTCGAAATAACGGAAATTGACTATCCACACACGGTTTATACCTTCGCGGAATCTGAGTTCTATGCCAACGGAATGCTCGTATACTAATGCCTAAATAACTGGAATCCTCAGAGGAATATCCACGATGTACGCAGAACTCACAATTGATCAAGGTGCCACGTTTTCTAGCACGATTGACCTGATTAACGATGACAACACACCTATCAATCTGTCTTTTGCGACGGCTAATACCTTTTCATCCCAGATTCGGAAGTCATATTACTCGACCAATCCGACAGCCAACATCACTGTCACCATAGACAGTGCAGCCAACGGTATCGTGCGTCTTTCCATGGATGCCAATACTACAGCCAATATCAAACCGGGAAGATACCTATATGACCTGAAAATGGTCAATGAAGCAAATACAACCATTCGCGTTGTTGAGGGAATCATCACGATTACGCCACAGGTCAGTCGATGAAAGTAAATATCACAGAACAAAACCAAATCGGTAAGGTTGGTATCAAGACCGGAGTTCGTGGAGAAACCGGTGTACAGGGCGCACAGGGAGCAACTGGTGTTCAAGGTAGTGCTGGTTACATCGGTAATGACGGTATTCAGGGTATTCAAGGTATTCAGGGACTTGATGGACTGTTTGCCGCACAGGGTATTCAGGGTACGAGTGGAATTCAAGGTTTCACTGGAACTCAGGGTATAACAGGTGCAGGCGCACAGGGTGTGACTGGATCGCAGGGATTAACTGGAACCGGTTCGCAAGGCACGACCGGACTACAAGGCATCACAGGTTCTCAAGGTTTTACTGGTTCTGATGGTGTTTCAGCCGCGTCTGCACCGTATAGATTCTCGACCAATACTGCGGACACTGATCCCGGTTCTTCCTATCTAAAATTCAACAATAGCAATCTTACTGCGGCAACGTTGGTTTGGGTTGATAATGTCAATGACAATTCCGTTGACATTAGTGTATTTCTCAACACTGTAAATGTGGGTGACAAGCTATACTTCCAGTTGCCTACGGACGCTTCTGTATTCTTCCTCTACACTGTAACTTCTAAGACAAATAAGACAGGTTACTATGAATTCGGATTGACATATCTCAACAGTGGTGTAGGTACTGCATTTTCTAACAATGCAAAACTCTACATGGCAGTTGGCTATAAAGGAACGCAAGGTGCAACCGGATTACAAGGTATTGGTGGAAATCAAGGTACTACTGGTTTACAAGGTTCTACTGGACTACAAGGATTAACCGGCTCGGGTGCGCAAGGAACATCAGGTACGCAAGGTGCAACTGGAACTCAAGGTGGAACAGGTACAGGTACTCAGGGTTCAACTGGTTTACAAGGTATTACAGGTACAGGTGCGCAAGGCGCAACCGGCACACAAGGCTCAACTGGTTTACAAGGCACCACTGGTGCAGGAACACAGGGCGCAACTGGTTTGCAGGGTATTCAAGGTCGGCAGGGTACAACCGGATTGCAGGGAACGACTGGTGCAGGAACTCAAGGTGCCACTGGTCTGCAAGGATTGTCAGGATCGCAAGGTACGACTGGTCTACAGGGTTTAACTGGTGCGGGAACTCAGGGTGCAACTGGATCACAAGGTACTAATGGAAGTCAAGGTACTAGCGGAACTAACGGCTCGCAAGGTGCTACTGGTCTACAGGGAACAACTGGCTTACAAGGTTCAACTGGTGCGCAAGGAACGATTGGTTCTCAAGGCGCAACCGGACTACAGGGATTGACCGGACTACAAGGTTTGACTGGTTCTCAAGGCGCAACTGGTTCTCAAGGCGCAACCGGGTTACAAGGTATTCAGGGATTACAAGGTCGGCAGGGAACAACTGGATCACAAGGATCAACAGGAACTCAGGGTTCGACGGGACTGCAAGGACTAACTGGTACTGGTGCGCAAGGCGCAACAGGTATTCAGGGTGCAACCGGTATTCAGGGTTCGACAGGTGCGCAAGGAACGACTGGATTGCAGGGCATTCAAGGAATGCAAGGTTTGCAAGGTTTTGCAGGCGACAGATATTCCACAACATCCACAACTTCAATTACAATTGGTACTGGCACCAAATCGTTTACAATCGGCACTGGATTAGCCTATACCGTAGGTCAGTCTGTTGTAGCTGCAAATACCCCATCACAAAAGATGGAAGGTACAGTTACATCATACAATTCTGGTACTGGTGCTTTGGCGATGGATTCTACCACTGCAACTGGTTCTGGTACTTACAATGCATGGGATATCAACCTCGGTGGTGCAGTTGGTGCTTCGGGTGCGCAAGGTGCAACTGGACTACAAGGCATTCAAGGTACAACCGGATCGCAAGGCGCAACAGGCACTCAAGGTTCGACAGGACTACAGGGAACAACCGGCGCACAAGGAACAACCGGAAGTCAGGGAACGACTGGTCTTCAGGGACTAACCGGACTGCAAGGACTAACGGGTTTTCAAGGTACAACCGGATCACAAGGTACAACCGGACTGCAAGGTTTAACAGGTTTTCAGGGAACAACCGGTTCTCAGGGAACTACGGGGTCACAGGGTACAACCGGACTGCAAGGTTTAACAGGTTCTCAAGGCACAACTGGTCTACAGGGATCAACAGGTCTGCAAGGACTGACAGGTATTCAAGGTTCTCTAGGTTCGCAAGGATTAACTGGACTACAAGGAATTACTGGAACGGGTACACAAGGCGTTACCGGTTCTCAGGGTACGACTGGTGCAGGTTCTCCTGCCGGTGCCAATACTCAAATTCAGTTCAACGATAATAGTGCTTTTGGTGGCTCACCTAATTTAACGTGGAATACGCAATCCACTTTAATTTCTGTTGGTGGAAATGTCAGAGTCTCGGGAGCTAATGTGTTATATTTTGGTGGAAGTCAGTCTAATACAGTCGCTAACTCAAAGTTTTCCGTAGGATATAATTCTTCGGTTAATGCATTAGATATTATCTTTGTGGGTGATTGATCATGACTCGCTTTCATGCAAATAGTGCAATTCAAGCAACCTTATTTAACGAATTTGATACTGATCGTATTAGATTACACGCAAATTCATCAGTATTTGCTAATATTATGTATGAGAGTGATACTCTTGCAGCACCACAAACTACGAGATTATATGCGAATGGAACCATTCACGCTTTTTGTTTTATAGAAGAATCATTAGGCGGTACACCATACTTAGGATTAGCTCCAACATCATATGTTGCTCCATGGTCTGATGTTAGTGGAGCATCCAACGATTATTCAGATTTAGGGGCAACATCCTATACAAACTCTTCAAATCCTTCTACACCAACAACCTTCGGTACAGCCTTAGCTCGCGCTACGGCAGCATCAATCGTTGGTGTTAAACCCGGCATATATGTAGCTAATTTGATTGCTCCCTCAACAGTTATTCCACAATGGAAAACAACATCTTCAGGTTCTTCTGGAAGTCCAATAACAATTGTAGCTGAATATCCTTCAGCATTATATCCAAATAATCCTGAATTGTGGTCGGAATTGCGCAATAGTGCTTCCACTACAGAGTGGAATGGAAACCCTACGTTTGGAACTAATGGTCAAAACTATATTCATTGGTTTGGTTTTTATGTTGATGAGAGTGTATCTTTTTCTACAGGAGACACAGGTTTAGGTGCGTTGTGGAGTTCAACCGGAAGTGCTATAAAATATTGTAGGCTTCACAGTAATGGAAACAATCCAGAAGGCAATGATAGCTTACATTGTTCTTTAAGAGTAGAAAATTGTAGCGGCAATACTGAAATCTCGTATAACATATTAGATAATAACAATCCAACTTACACTACATGGAATGAGGCAGCATTACACTGTTCTCATGTGACTAATATCTTAATAGAGCATAATGAGATGTTCAACTCATCTGCCGGAATTATGATGAAGCGTAATTGGAATATGCCGGGAACCATTACAATCAGATATAACTACATTCATAATTGTAGTGGTGGTGGAATTCGTGTGGATTCCAACTCTCCGATTGGTGATTTAAGTTATGATTCTTTCATATATCAGAATTTAATAACCGATTGTGCGGGTATTTGTTTTTGGGTAGCAAATTCATCTAACATGGCTAGTGCAAGATCACACGTAATCAATAATACAATTGTAAACTGTTATGCTGCTTGGGGTACACATCAAGACCCATTCAATACCAATGCCGCGCACAAATTTTGGAACAATATTGTTGCTTCACCAACGTTTTCTATTTTTTATTGGGAAAACTGGACTTCTGCACAATTACCATCTCTACCCGAAGCAGATTTCGATTCACAACATAATGTTTTCTATTCTTACCCTGCATTTTTTGATGGTGATAACATTTCTGCCCAAACTTTAAGTTATTGGCAATCTACCGTATCACAAGACGATGTTTCTCCGGCAGCGAATATTTCAAACCCATCTTTTGTTGGTAGTGGTAATTATAAGCTACAAGCTGGATCACCCGCTTTAACTCAAGGCAGAGATTTTTTAAATCTCTCCGGTGGTGGTGTTGGAAGTACGATTCCTGCGGGATGTTATATTACTGGTGACGAATTAATAGGCTTGGGTATTACTTACTAAATATGAAGCAATGGCTAGGAAAAGAAAGAAATGGCATTTCTAAAAAATACAGTAGTTAGTGGAACTCTTAACGTATCCACCACAACTAATTCTACAACATTTATAACCTCCACAGGTCTTAATGTTGCTAATATATTGGTATCTGTTACTTCTGATAGCGGCGGCAATGCGAATATTGCTTTCACTGTAGCTGGAATTGGTACACAAGGTGCCACAGGTTCACAGGGAACGACTGGTGCAGGAACACAAGGCGCAACTGGATTACAAGGTTTAACTGGTCTACAGGGGCTAACCGGATTACAAGGTGCCACAGGTTCACAGGGAACGACTGGCGCAGGAACGCAAGGTGCCACTGGTATTCAAGGGTTGACAGGTCTGCAAGGTATTACCGGTGCAGGCACACAAGGTGCAACCGGACTTCAGGGATTAACTGGACTTCAGGGAACAACTGGCGCACAAGGCGCAACCGGAAGTCAGGGAACGACTGGTACAGGAACACAAGGCGCGACTGGTTTACAGGGACTAACAGGACTACAGGGACTAACTGGATCACAAGGTACAACTGGAAGTCAAGGTACTACGGGTTCTCAGGGCGCAACTGGAACTGGAACTCAAGGTGCAACCGGACTTCAGGGATTAACTGGTTTGCAAGGACTAACTGGATCGCAGGGAACTACGGGTTCGCAAGGAACGACTGGACTTCAGGGACTAACTGGACTTCAGGGATTAACTGGATCACAAGGTACAACTGGAAGTCAGGGAACGACTGGAACTCAGGGTACTACGGGACTGCAAGGATTAACAGGTTCAGGTTCGCAGGGAACGACTGGTCTTCAGGGATTAAGTGGTCTACAAGGTATTCAGGGAATTACTGGTACAGGAACACAAGGTGCGACGGGTGCCGGTAGTTCTACTATTCCTACATCAAATACAGCAAATCCACCAAATTCACCTGTGGATGGTCAACTTTGGTGGAATGTTGATGAAGGTACGTTAAAGATTTGGTATGAAGATATAAACTCAAGTCAATGGGTTGATGCAGCTTCGGCAGCAATAGGTGCGCAAGGCGCGACTGGTGCGCAAGGCGCGACTGGTGTAGGAAGTAATTTTAAAGCGATTACTATTCCAACACCAACAAATACAGATGACGTTACTTTTTTCAGGGCTACATCAGGATTCACTATTTCTGAAATAAGAAGCATTTTAATAGGATCAACACCATCAGTTACATTTACAATCAGATTCGGTTCAGATCGTTCTGCTACAGGAACAGAAGTTGTTACGTCAGGAATTACAGTCACTAACACAACCACCGGGCTTTCTACAACATCTTTCAATTCAGCAACAATAGCTTCTGGCGATTATGTTTGGATAGAAGTTACGGCAGTTTCGGGAACTGTAGCAGAACTCAACCTTCAGATAGTCTACTAATATGGCAACTTTAGTCACTCGTTATGTTAATGCCGGATCATCTGGTGGAGATGGTACCACTCAAGCATTGACCGGTTCTACGGCAGCTTATGCGTCACTTGCTGCTTGGCAAGCTGCCCGTTTTAGAAATTTAGTTTCAGCCGATGAAATTGAAGAAGTAATTTGTGAAGGTAGTACGGAAGATGCTATAACTGCTACCTTACTTCTTAGTGGTTGGACTACTGATGCTACGCGATATGTTTCTATAAAAGCAGGACCAAATGATCGCGCAACAACAAAATGGAGCAACTCAAAATATAGAATTACTCTGACTCCTACTGGTGGCGGCAACACTATTGAAAACTCCTCTATTTTATATTTGCGCATTGATGGTTTACAAATAGGATTTTCAGTAGCTTCTTTCAATTCTGCAACCCGCGCCGGGTATGTTTTATTTTTGAATAATCTTGTATCTGGTACAAGTGGATCAGATTGTAGGGTTTCGAATTGTTATTTGAGGTATTTCGGTGCTTCTGGTTGGAGTGCTATTACAGCAGGTAGTTATTGGGGTGGAGTAATGGCTGCGCCGGGAACGACGAGTGCAAACCCAGTTCCAAATTTTTACATTTACAATAACGTAATTAGTTATGAAGTGACTGTAGCTTCATCATGGACTGCAAATACTTATGGAATAAGGTCAGAATATCGGGACCAGAATGTTTACATTTATAATAATACCATAGTTGGCGCGTGGAGAATCGGAATTTCAGGAGATAATAACAATACCAGATATCACCATCTGCGAAACAATTTAATTTATGGGTGTGGAGTAGATTCTACTAATGAATATGCTGCGCGATGTGATTATAATGCCACAGACAGATCATCTTTAGGATACACTGCCAATACACATGATCGTGTATCACAGACTTTTTCATTTGTAGCATCTGATGATTTCGCATTAACCAGTTCAGATACAGGAGCTAAAGGGTATGGTGTAACCAATCCCGGTTCTGATTTATATATAGTGGATATAAACGGAAATTCCCGTACTGTTCCTTGGGATATCGGAGCGTATGAACTTTCTTCAAGACGCAGAGCTATGGTCATAACCTAAATAATAGTGATTCACACGGATACATAAATGGCAGACTTAAATTTTCCATCATCACCTTCAGTAAATGATCTATACACAGCCAATGGTAAAACGTGGCAGTGGAATGGATCATCTTGGGTTGCACAAAATACAGGTGTTGCAGGTTCTCAAGGTATCCAAGGTATTCAGGGATTACAAGGTGTTACCGGTGCCGGAACGCAAGGTGCAACTGGTTTACAGGGATTGACTGGCACTGGTTCTCAAGGTACTACAGGTTCGCAGGGAACAAGTGGAACTAATGGATCACAAGGTGCAACTGGACTACAGGGAGCGACTGGTACAGGATCACAGGGTGCAACTGGTTTACAGGGAGCGACTGGTACAGGATCACAGGGTGCAACTGGTTTACAGGGACTAACCGGGTTACAAGGCACGACTGGCGCACAAGGAACGAATGGTTCTCAAGGTGTCACAGGCTTGCAAGGTATTACTGGAACTGGATCACAGGGTGCGACTGGTCTACAAGGATTAACCGGGCTACAGGGACTAACGGGTTCTCAAGGAACGACCGGATCACAAGGAACTTCTGGAACAAACGGCTCGCAAGGTGCGACAGGTCTGCAAGGTATTACTGGTACTGGTACTCAGGGTGCAACCGGACTACAGGGATTAACTGGTCTGCAAGGCACTACTGGTGCGCAAGGTACTTCTGGTACTAATGGATCGCAAGGTGCAACTGGACTTCAGGGACTTACCGGAACTGGATCACAGGGTGCGACAGGATTACAAGGTATTACGGGTACTGGATCACAAGGTGCTACTGGTCTACAGGGATTAACCGGACTGCAAGGTTTGACAGGTTCTCAAGGCACGACTGGATCGCAAGGATCAACTGGACTTCAGGGACTCACTGGTACTGGTTCACAAGGTGCCACCGGTTTGCAGGGTATTACCGGCACTGGTGCGCAAGGCGCAACGGGTTTGCAGGGATTGACCGGATTACAAGGTATCACTGGTACTGGAAGTCAGGGTGCAACAGGTCTACAAGGATTAACTGGACTTCAGGGAATTCAAGGTACGACTGGAACTGGAAGTCAGGGTACTACTGGTATTCAAGGATTGGATGGTACAGGCACACAAGGTGCAACTGGATTGCAAGGTATTCAGGGACCAACGGGCGGCGGCGGAAGTATCGGTGGTTCGGACCTAGATATTCAGTACAATAGCGGTGGTTCGTTTGCCGGTAACTCTAACCTTACATTCAACGTCACATCCAGTCTTGCATCCTTCCAAGGTAACGTGAGAATTGCAAATTCAAGCAATCTGTTGTTCGGTGGAACTCAGGCTAACACATCAGCCAACTCCAAGATGGCAGTGAGTTGGAATGTGACCACAACATCACTCGACTTCTTGTATATCGGTGATTAAACCATGGCACTAACATTCTTTTGGAGATGTGAAGTCACTACCATAACTGGTTTACCAGATGATTATACGGGTGGTGACACTGTTGGTGACTTGATCAACAGTGGTGCTATTCATGTTGGCGCAGGAAGAATACCGGGTAGTAATGCCGTCTTTAAACCCTCTGGTTTTGCAGGTGGCGTTGCATGGAGCTTAGCTGAAGGTATATTTCCCGGCGATACTGCAAGTCCCGGCACCAGTGTTGGTTGTATGGGATGTTGGGTGAAACAAGTTGGAACTCTATACGATGGAAGTACAGGTGTTTCTGGTTTCATGAGATTTAGAAGTGCAGCCTCTACTGCTTCTTTTGATATTAGTGGTTCAGACGGAACTAGTGCTGCAAATTATGGAGCCAGAGTGCGCAGTGTAGCTACTCAAGTTGACATATCGTGTACCGGTGCTGTTATTACTGCCGACAATTGGTTTTTTGTGGTCTTTAGGTGGGATGTTCCAAACGATAAGCTTCGACTTGAAATTTATGACGATGATTTGGTTTTGGTTGATTCAGTTCAAGATATTACAACTGATCTATCAACTGCATATCCTCCTGATATTGATGTGTTCAACACCGGTTCTTGGTCAACGTCAGCCGGTAACATGTACTTTGATATGTTCATGGTTGGCGACACCTACGATGAGCCGTTGCAAAAATATGCAACGTATCATACATACAAGCAAGTTGCTTATCCAGTAATGGCACGAATGTATGCGAATGGTGATTTTCATGCACACGAATTTGTACAACAATCCAGTGGTCCTGCGATGAAAATTGGTTCTAATAATTCAGTTCAAGTTCTGGACATGGTTGAAGTTGCGGGTGTGCGAGGCAAACTCTACGCAAATGGAACCTATTCTTCCACACAGTTTGTTGAAACTACCACCATATAAATACACGATAATCACGGAATAAATCACAATGGCAAAATTACTAGCAACAACAGTCACAGGTGTCATGAATGTAAGTTCGACAACGAACTCTGCAAACTATGTCACCACAGCAGGACTTGATGTTCTGGGTGTAGCAAACTCTGCACAAAACACCGTAGCATTTCATGCCGACGGTGGTCTTATTCTTGCTAAATCTAATCTCAATTTCAACAACACGGCAACGGTCACTATAGCTGCAACAGCCAATGGAACCGGACAAGTCAACGTTGCATTTACGGCTATCGGTGGTGGTTCACAGGGCGCAACTGGACTTCAGGGAATTCAAGGTACTACTGGCGCAGGAACACAAGGTACTACTGGCGCAGGAACACAGGGTGCTACAGGTATTCAAGGGCTTCAGGGTGCAACCGGGGCTGGACAGAAGATGATCAACTTCATCATTTCTGGTGGTGGTGTTCTGATCACGACCGGTGCTGCAAACACAGCACAATCAAAAGGTGTGATTGAAGTGGGTGCGCAAATTACGATTGCAGATTGGGACATTTATGCTAACACCGGTCCTGCAAACGCAAACATTGTGGTCGATGTGTACACAGGAACATATTCAGCTTATCCAGATTCAGTCATTCTAATTTCTGGAACTAATCCTCCGCGTCTGGATCGTCAGGCTAAAAATACGTCTGCAAGTATCACTGGATGGTCGAGTGGAGTTATTGCAGCCGGTAACGTCATTGAATTCCGCGTCAATTCAGCCGTTACTCCCGCAAACACAAACCAAGTGACTGTTTCGCTAGGATTCACATAATATGCCTATTGCACCTTCATTCAGAAGTAACAGTGCATTTCAAACAGGAACTACATCGGTCACGATGGCATTTCCTGCGAACTATACTACGTCTGATATTCTTGTTCTGGTCATTGAAACAGCAAACGATTATGTTTCGGCTCTATGGGCAACTAACCTCACCAACAATGGATGGGCGCGAGTTGCAAATTCTAACTCATTCCCCGGTGGAACATCAGCCACAGCAAACGCAGTCTATCAAGATATATGGTGGAGTCGTCCAAGTACCACATCACAAACGGCTGTCATTTTAGGTGATGCAGGCGACCATACACTCGGAGTCTGTGCAGCATTTTCAAATTGCATTACTTCAGGTTCTCCATGGGATACGGGAACGGCTGCGGGTATCAACGTCAAGGTTTCTGTGGCAACTGCACAGGTCAATTCTTATGCAGTTACTACAGCCACCGCAAACACTCTGATTTTAACTGTCATAAACACACCTCAAGATGCTGCAAGTGCGAGACTTAGCGTACCTAAACTCTTTACTTCATCTGGCGCAAACGATGATACAGACCTTACAGAACGATTCGATTGGGGTGCTACATCAGGTGGTGGTGGAACGATTGGATTGCATACTCACAGAAAACCCACGGCAGGACTTACTGCAAACCTTCGCTGCAACTTAGCGGCTTCAAACACTGCAATTATCTGGACAGGGGCGTTGATTGGTGTAGGTCATCCATATTCGTTTTCCTGTACTGTATAAATAGGGTATCAACGAGGAATTTCAATGGCAAAGCCAACCAACAAAACTGAACTTAAGGACTATTGCCTACGCAGACTAGGTTTTCCAGTCATTGATATCAACGTGGACGACGATCAGGTGGATGATCGTGTTGATGATGCGCTTCAAAAATATGCAGCGTTTCACTACGATGCTTCTATTCCTGACTATCTAGCCATTAAAATGACTCCCGAAATGCTAGCCAATGGCAGCAATATTGCTTCCAAGTCTTCTGGTGGTGACGGGTCCAATACCTCAGTCGGCAATACCACTTATGGTTGGGTGCCGCTACCAGACAACGTAATCGGCGTGAGTAGGATGTTTCCGATTACGGGTGATACGGTCCATGGCGGCGGCTCTTCTGCTAATTTCAATATATTTGATCTGAATTATCAGTTGCGTCTAAACGAGCTTTATGAATTCACCAGTTCATCCTACCAATATTATTGGATTGCTCGTACCCATATTCGTATGCTAGAACTAATTCTAACTGGACAAAACCCCGTTAGATTTTCCAGACACATGAATCGACTGTATATCGACATGCACTGGAATCAGCCAGAAGTTCCTGCAAACTCTTATTTCCTCATTGAATGTACTCGCGTTCTTGATCCAGTAGAATTCCCCAAGATCATGAATGATGAATGGCTCAAGGAATACACTACTCAGCTTATCAAGAAGCAATGGGGTGAGAACATGAAGAAGTACGGTAACTACACATTGCCGGGTGGTATGATCATCAACGGACAAACGATTTATCAGGAAGCCGTTGCTGATATCATGCGCCTAGACGCAGAACTACGCTCTACGTGGGAAATGCCGCCAGAATTCTTGATCGGATAATACAATGCCAACTAGCGTCTATTTCAACAATCAGAACGCAACTCGGGAGCAGATGCTTCTTGAGGATTTGGTCATTGAGAGCATTCGCAATCATGGCATCGACGTTTACTATTTGCCGCGCACTTCGCAAGGTACACTCGACACGTTGTTTGGTGATGATCCGGTCAAGTATTTCGATCAAGCCATCAAACTCGACATGTACATGGAAACGTTTCAGGACTTCGGTGGGCAACAGGAATTCTTCTCTAAGTTTGGTTTGCAGATTGAAAAGACCGCTCGCCTTGCAGTGGCTCGTCGCACTTTCGAAAAGTACGTTCAACAAAATCTTCGGCTGATGCCAAAGGAAGGCGACCTGATCTTCATGCCAACTCAGCGCAAGCTAATGGAAATTAGATTCGTAGAACGGGATGCATCCTTCTATCAGTTGGGTAAGGTAATTCCTTACATGTATGCACTGTCACTTGAAACATTCAAGTACAACGGTGAGTTCATCAATACTGGCATCGAAGAGATTGATCTTATGGGCGACGAATCTGCACTGTCGATTCAGTACAATGTAGCTCCTACATCGACTGCATCGTTTGAACGTGGTGAAGTGGCTTATCAGGGCGGAAGTCCTGCAAGTAATGTCTTTGGTATCGTAGTAAGTTACGACAAACCAGCCGGTGAATTGCGTCTTCGCAACATTCGCGGCGAGTTTGTTTCTACTGCCAATGCAAACACGATTACTGGTTTTACTTCGACTGCAACTGCAAATCTAGTCGATTACAACATACTCTACAATGCAACGATTCCTGTCGGTGAAATTGGTGATAACGAAATCATCGAAGAGGAAGCCAACACGTATCTCGACTTCTCGGAAACTAATCCGTTTGGTAGTCCATAATGCTCGCACAAACACATTACTACCATCGCATCATTCGTAAGCTCGTAGTAGCTTTCGGTTCGTTGTTCAATGACATGCGGCTTGTGCGCTACGATCAGACGACTAATTCTGATATAGAAATTGAACGCATCACGGTTCCTTTGATGTACGCATCCAAGGAAAAGTTCTACATGCGCATTAGCAATTCACCTGACTTCGTGAACCCGATGAACCTCACGCTGCCGCGCATGGCGTTCGAAATGAACGGTATCTCGTATGATCCGTTGCGCAAGACCAGTAGCTTTACTGAGCATTTTGCCGCAGGATTGCCACTTGGACTCAAGAAAGCCAAGCCAACTCCATACAACTTCGACTTCAATTTGTATGTATTCGTTCGTAACACGGAAGACGGTGCGCAGATTGTCGAACAGATTCTACCATACTTTACGCCAGATTATACGGTAACTCTGGATTTCGTCGGCATCAACGAAATGAAGTTGGACGTTCCAATCGTTTTCAACTCCATCACCTACGATGACTCTCATGAAGGTGATCCAGAGTCAACCCGTTCGATTATCTGGACATTGAACTTCACTGCAAAGGGATATCTGTTCGGACCAATTGCAAACATTCGACCAATTCGTAAGGCAACGTCGAACATCTATGACAACACCTTTGAAACCAGTCCATTGAAGGAACTTATCCTCACTCCAAGCGCAGCAAACACTGACTGCGGCACTTATAAGTACAACGAGTTGGTGTATCAGGGCAGAGATATTTCCGAAGCAACCTTGACAGCCTACGTCAAGAAGTGGAACTCTAATTCTAATACTATCGTGGTGTACGATACCAATGGCACGATTAAACCGAATGTTCTTCTCGTTGGAGCATCTTCGGGAGCTAGATACAATGTAGCATCCTATTCTACTGACCCTAATCAGATGGTTAGAATCACCGTCGAACCTGACCCTAATACTGCCAACAGCATCGAAGAGGCATTTGGTTTCTCCACCAATATCACTGAGTATTTCTAATGAACACTATTGAACAAAAGCTTAACGATATTCTAGAAGTAGAAATCGTGGGTGAAGTGATTGAGCCTGTCGATATTACTCCTGAAGTCGTCACTCCAATCGTCATCGCTCCTGAAACTCTTCCTGCGGTAATCGAAGAACCAACTGAGCAGCGGGATTTGGAATACGACTACGAGTATTCTCGCAACATGCACCGCGACCTTCTTGAGCAAGGGCAGGAAGCTCTACCCGACTTATTCAGGGTGGCTAAGGAATCTCAGCATCCTCGCGCCTATGAAGTCGCGGCTGGATTCCTCAAAACCATGTCCGACATGACTGATAAGTTGATGAATCTCCATAAGGTCAAGAAAGCTCTGGATGGTGAAGAGGGTGGACCTCCACGTACCACCACAAACAACATCGACAAGGCTGTGTTTGTCGGATCAACCGCAGACCTATTGAAGCAGATAAAGAATGAGCCTGCCGCCTAATACAGCCAATCCTAATGTTCTGAGTTTCAAGGGCTACATGGGTAGCCCCAAGCTTAAGCGCGTGGGTGTCAACATCTCATTATCTCAATATGAGATGGACGAGTATCGCAAGTGCGCGGCTGATCCCAACTACTTTATCGAACGCTACGTTAAGATCATCACTCTTGACAAGGGGTTGGTGAGTATCAAGCTCTACCCGTTCCAGAGAGATGCAGTCACTAAGATCACAACTCACCGAGAAGTTATCATCAAAGCGGGTCGTCAGGTGGGTAAGACCACAATGACTGTGGGTGTTCTTCTATGGTACATCCTATTCAATGAAGCAAAGACCGTGGCTATTCTGGCTAACAAGGCTAAGACGGCTCGCGAAATTCTCAACCGGTTGAAGATTGCTTATGCCGAAGTCCCAAAGTGGATGCAGCAGGGTGTCATGGAATGGAACAAGGGTGACATTTCCCTAGAGAACAACTCCCGCGTCCTCGCAGACTCAACCGCTTCCACTGCAATTCGTGGATGGTCCATCAACTTCCTGTATCTGGACGAATTCGCATTCGTTCCAAACAACATTGCAGAAGAGTTCTTCTCGTCCGTCTATCCAACCATTACGTCAGGTGAGACAGCACAGATTTTGGTCAGTTCCACCCCGAATGGCATGAACCATTTCTACAAGATGTGGACCGATGCCGTGGAAGGACATAATGACTTCGTTCATATCTCAGCCTCTTGGCGTGAAGTTCCCGGCAGAACGGATGAATGGGCAGAGAAGCAACGGCGTAATCTGGGTGACGAAAAGTATCTACAGGAAATGGAATGTGAGTTCCAAGGCTCTCAGGGAACCCTCATTTCAGGTATGGTCCTCAAGAGTTTGGCGTTTGTCAAGCCAGAAACCTTCGAAGGAATTGTCGGACTTTGCTTCTATCAAAAGCCGATTGTGGGGCGAAAGTACGTGATTGTTTGCGACACTTCGCGCGGAAAAGGGCTTGACTATTCCGCTTTCGTGGTCATAGATGTAACTGAGATTCCATATAAGGTCGTTTGTACCTACAAGGACAATGATATTAGTCCTATTCTGTTCCCCTCCATTATTGCTAAGATGGGTAAGTGGTACAACAGTGCCTATGTTCTAGTTGAAATTAATGATAACGGGCAACAGGTGGTGGACTCCCTGTTCGATGACTACGAGTACGAGAATATCCTTTCGACCACTGTTTCTAAACAGAAGGTCGTCCTGTCTTGGGCAACAGGTGGGCAGACCTCGGATCGTGGTATTCGAACCACCAAGTCAGTCAAACGGCTTGGCTGTTCTCTGATGAAGACCCTGATCGAATCCTACCAGTTGACCTTCCAAGACTTCAACATCATTGCCGAGCTTTCAACTTTCATAAATAAGCGCAACAGCTACGAAGCAGATGAGGGGTCTAACGATGACCTCGTAATGTGCCTAGTGCTGTTTTCGTGGATGACTAACCAACCATTCTTTTCAGACCTTTGCCAGACTAACATTAAGGAAAAGCTCTATCGGGAGCAAATGACTCAAATTGACGAACAAGCTCTACCACTGCCCCTTTACAATGACGGCAACCCGGTCGATAATCACTATGTCGAAGATGGGTCTGTTTGGGAGATAGTGAGTCATTGAAAAACCTAAATAATCAGTTAATCCGAATTCCGCATTCCTCTTATCAGGAGTAGACCCTCATGACATTTCAAGTATCTCCCGGCGTAAACGTTTCCGAAATTGAGCTAACGACAGTTATCCCTGCCGTTTCGACCTCTTCCGGTGCAGTCGCAGGACCGTTCGATTGGGGTCCAGTCAACACTGTTCGCCAAGTTTCTAACGAAATCGAGCTTGTCTCGACATTCGGAAAACCTTCGACCAATACCGCACAAACTTTCTTCACTGGTGCAAACTTCCTTGCTTATGGTAGCGACCTTCGCGTAATTCGCGCAGCAAACACAACCGCAAGAAACGCATTTGCAAACCTTGATCCCGGTTCTGTAACTGCGGTCTACTGCCCTAACGAAGAAGTTTTCGAAGCTAATTCGACGCTCAACACGATTACGAATAGCTTTGCAATCGCTCGTTATCCCGGCACGTTGGGTAACACCCTCAAGGTTAGCATCATGGCTAACACAGCAATGAGCAACTGGCAGTATTCTTCTCTGTTTGACAAGGCTCCCGGCACTTCTCATTACGTGTCTAGCTCTTTCGGTAACACTACTGCAAATGACGAGCTACACCTTGTCGTTGTGGACGAAGACGGTGTTATCACTGGTGTCGCAAACACGGTTCTTGAAAAATACGCATTTCTATCCAAGGCAACCAATGCCAAGGACGAGTCTGGTGAGTCTATCTACTGGAAGGACGTAATTTTCCGTAAGTCCAAGTGGATTTACATCACTGGTCTGCCATTCCAAGCATCCGGCACAGTTGTCGATAACTGGAACGTGGCTGCAAACGCAACGAGCGCATTCCAGACCACCATCAACGGAAACGTTGCAGGTGGAAACATGTTCTCGTTCCAAGCAGGTGTTGAAGGTGCGCCAGTCGCGGCTGACTACATCGCTGCATATGACCAGATTCAGCAAGCCGAAAAGGTTGATGTTCAGTTGGTCATGCTCGGTGGTGCAATGGGTGGCAACTCGGCTATCATTCTTGACGTTATCGGCAAGGTTGAAGCTCGTAAGGATTGCGTAGCATTCCTCTCCCCTGCACTTGCAAACACTCAGGCAACAGACCCAACTGCTTCCATCGTCAACTTCCGCAATAACGTATTGTCGAATGTCTCAACTTCCTACGCAGTCATGGATTCGGGTTGGAAGTATCAGTACGACAAGTACAACGACGTATATCGTTGGATTCCGCTGAATGGTGATATCGCAGGACTCTGCGCACGTACCGACACGGATCGTGACCCTTGGTTCTCACCGGCTGGACTAACTCGCGGACAGATCAAGAACGTCATCAAGCTATCGTACAATCCAACGAAGGCTAACCGTGACGAATTGTACAAGAACGGCATCAACCCTGTTGTCTCCTTTACTGGTGAAGGCACGATGTTGTTTGGTGACAAGACTCTTCTCGGTCGTCCATCAGCGTTTGATCGCATCAATGTTCGTCGCCTCTTCATCACGCTTGAGAAGTCGATTGCCAAGGCATCGCGTTCCAGCCTGTTTGAGTTCAACGATGAATTCACTCGCGCTCAGTTCGTGAACCTTGTCGAGCCATTCCTACGTACCGTCCAAGGTCGTCGGGGTATCTACGACTATCGCGTAGTCTGCGATGAAACCAACAACACAGCCGAAGTAATTGACCGCAATGAATTCGTCGGTGATATCTACGTCAAGCCTGCAAAGAGCATCAACTTTATCCAGTTGAACTTTGTCGCGGTTAGAACGGGTGTCGCCTTTGAAGAAATCGTCGGCAAGTTCTGATAAATAACTAAGGCTCACAGGAGTAATCACAGATGTTTAACGTAGATAATTTCAGAACAGCAATGCAGTTCGACGGTGCGCGTCCCAACTTATTTGAAGTTGTGTTGCAGTTTCCTTCCTTCGTGCAGCTAGGTAGCCAAGCAACGTCACTCTCACGATTCTTCGTGAAGACTGCGCAGCTTCCCGGTTCCACGATTGGTACTGTAACCGTACCTTACTTCGGTCGCGAAGTCAAGGTTGCAGGCAACCGCACATTCCAAGACTGGTCAGTAACAGTGCTGAACGACGAAGACTTCACGATTCGTAACGCATTCGAAAGATGGCACCGTGGTATCAACGGCAACCAGACAAACCTTCGCGAGCCGGGTGCAGTTAGCACTTCGCCTCTCGCACCGGGAACGTCTTATTCCGTCGATGCAGAAGTGTATCAGTATTCGAAGGCTGGTGGATCGCCAATTAAGAAGTACCGTTTCGTCGGTATGTTCCCTAATGACGTTGCCGGTATCGACCTTGATTGGAGTTCAAACGATACGGTTGAAGAGTTCTCAGTAACTCTTTCGTATCAGTATTGGCTATCTGACGATACCAAGTCTGCTGTTCCGCAGAAGTCGGCTTAATTGAAATGAGAGGGTGGATTTTCTACCCTCTCTATCTTTGATATGGAGTAATGCATGGCACAAGAACAACAGGGAATTTCGCTGTTTGGATGGCAGATCACTCGCGCAACGGGTAATCAAACCATTGAACAACAGGCACCTGCAATTGCAGCACCACAAACCGATGACGGCGCATATACCATTAATGCCGGTTCACTCGGTGGTTATTATGGTACTTACCTCAATCTAGAATCTGCTTTCAAAAACGAGAATGAACTCATTTCTCGTTATCGTACTATGGCAATGCAGCCGGAAGTGGAAGCAGCCATTGATGAAATCGTCAATGAAGCAATCGTCCATGATGAAAAAGGTATGTCGGTTGAAATCGTTCTGGATGAATTGAATCAAACCGAATCCATCAAGAGCATGTTGCGCGAAGAGTTCAGATCAATTCTGCGCATGTTGGACTTTGACAATAATGGACACGATATCTTCCGCCGTTGGTATGTCGATGGTCGATTATACTATCAGGTACAGATAGACGAAGCCAATCCAAAGAACGGAATCATAGGACTTGTCTATCTTGATCCTCGCAAGATTCGCAAGATTCGTACCATCATCAAGAACAAAGACCCGCGCACTGGCGTAGAGTTTGTTTCAGGATATGCCGACTTCTACGTGTACAACGACAAGTCGATGACGAGCGGTAACATGGTCATGTCCTCACCTGTCGATGCATCCATGAAGATTGCCGAAGATGCAGTTGTAAACATCAACTCTGGATTGATGGACGTAACTCGCAACATGGTTCTGTCCTATCTGCATAAGGCTATCAAGCCTCTAAATCAACTTAGAATGATCGAAGACGCGGTGGTAATTTACCGTCTGTCTCGCGCACCAGAACGTCGCGTGTTCTACATTGACGTAGGTAATCTGCCTAAGATGAAGGCAGACCAGTACATGAACGATATCATGACGAAGTTCCGTAACAAGATTGTCTATGATGCAAACACTGGCGAAGTCAAGGATGATCGTAAGTTCACTTCCATGATCGAAGACTTCTGGATTCCGCGCCGTGGCGAAGGTAAGTCTACCGAAATCACTACGTTGCCTGCGGGACAGAGCCTAGGACAACTGGACGATGTGAAGTATTTCCAACAGGTTCTTTACCGTTCACTCGGTGTTCCAGTTGGTCGTCTTGAGCCACAGCAAGGGTTTAGTCTTGGACGATCTAACGAAATCACTCGCGATGAATTGAAGTTCAACAAGTTTGTTGAGCGAATTCGCGCTAAGTTTACCACTCTTTTCGATGAACTCATGCGTCGGCAGTTAGCCCTTAAGGGAATTGCATCCTACGAAGAATGGGATGAAATCAAAGAATTTGTTTACTACGACTTCCTAGAAGACAACAATTTCTCTGAACTCAAGGACGCAGAACTCCTCAACAACCGTATCATGACGCTCAATGCAGTCACACCATACGTAGGATTATACTACTCTATGGCATGGGTCAAGAAAAATGTTCTTCATCTTTCTGAGGAAGAAATCGAAGAAATGAATGCTGAGATTGAGGAAGAACAAGAAATGCAGATGGCAATTGCCGCTGCGGAGGCTGCAAAACAGCAGGTTCTTGCGTCTACACAAGTTCCAACGGTAGGACCACCAATGGGCGCACCACCCGCTGCCGGTGGAGGACCACCACGATGAAAAAACTAAATACAGTTAAGCCTTTCGGAGTAACCAGAGTATGACCACTGCAAATCACCTAATCAACGCACTTGCTTCACAAGATCAGGATGAAGCTAATGATGCATTCAATTCCATGATTCAGGACAAGATGAGCGACTATCTTGAAGTCAAGAAAGTTGAACTCGCCTCAACCATCATGGACGACCTAGAGGAAGCTTTCGCATACAAGTCTTCGCCTGCTCGATATCGCGACAGATATTTCATGAACATCAAAAATGATGGCAAGAATATTGGCACGGTTATGGAGCCTCTTGGTAGTAAGGGTGAGGATTCGTGGGGTTTTGTTCATCACAAGTCTAATACCAAAAAGCGTGGATTCAAGGACGCCGACGCAGCCCACGCAGCACTTCAAGCTCATCACAAGTCATTGCATGAAGCTACAGGCGCACAGCGTCAGTATGCTCGTCAGGTGCGTAAAGCAGTTGCCGTAGGAAACCGTGTAGATGGTAAGTCTAAGTCCATGCACACCGACGAACTCAAGGCTCATGTCAGAAAGCGTTTCCAACAGCTAGGCAACGATACAGTCGCCGGTCACGCTAATGTGATTAAAGACGCTCTCAAGTATCGTAAACTACACGCCGAAGAAACCATTGTCGAAGGCGAACACACCGCAGCAAAAGAACTGGTGATGTACGCAGATAACGACTCTCAGTTGTACCGCACTTCCCATCAGCCCATCGTGGCGAACCTCAAAAAGAAGGTCAAGAAGGGCGTGTATGACCACGAAAAAGCAACAAAGCTTTGGGGCTACCATGCCGACCGTGCTGCTCAAAAGTATGCCAAGGAACATGGCGATGGAACTCCTTGGCACAAAATGTTTACTCCTGCCGACCGTAAGCAAGCTGCAAGGTGGTTTGCTAATGGCAACAAGGAAGAAATTCACGAAGATGTTGTAAATGAAGTCCTTTCTGGTGGCTCTAAGAAAGAAGTTGGACCACTTTCGAATGCACAGTTGAATCGTAACGTGATGACGAACATTCGCAGGGCAGTACAGGCATTGCGTGTAAAGGGTGTAAACCCAAACATGGCAGCAGCAGGGCATCGTGATTTTTCCAAGCTCGTTGCAAAGAACCCAAAGGCTCCCGGTTATATGCTTCTACGTAAGCTCGCTCCTGCAAAGGCACAGGCTGTACAATCATTGACGCAAGCCGGTGTTCCACTCGGCGGCTCATTGGAAGCAAACCCACAGGATTTCAATCAAGTTGTCCAGAGAATCAAACGCTTCAAATGAGTAATTTTACCCCAACGTGGTTGTATATCAAGAAGCATAATGCTACAGGCATGATGTATCTTGGGAAAACACAAAGAAATCCAGACAAGTATTTTGGTTCTGGAAAGTATTGGCTACGTCATCTAAAATCTCACGGCAGAGATATTGTTACTGTTTGGAAACATTTATTTGTAGACAAAAAAGATTTGGTTGAATTTGCCACTTTTATGTCCAAAGAACTAAATATTGTACAATCTGAAAAATGGGCAAATCTAAAAGAAGAAAACGGTCTAGATGGAAATCCATTAGGCGTTGAAGGATTGGTGGGTGAGAAAAATCCTATGTTTGGTCGTATTGGACCCATGAAAGGTAAGGTTGGTTCTAGTCACCCATCTTTCGGTAGAAGCGGAAACAAACACCCTATGTATGGAAAATCCGGTAAAGAAAGTCCAATTGCTCGCGCTGTTTCTATTGACGGTATTTTCTTTGATTCTGGTAAAGCAGCTTCCTTGAAATTGGGTATACCGAGGGCAACAATCCACTATCGTTGCAATTCAAAGTCTAATAAGTTTTCTGGATGGGTTTATAAATGAAATTCCGCGAACTACGTTCTAAATTGAACGAAGACAAGGCACTCAAGGACGAAACAATTCCTGCGCCTATGCTCGTTTTGCGTCGGCGTGGTATCCGCATTTTCCCAGACGGAAAGCATGTTGCACTTTACACTAATGATAAATACAACTTGGTATTTACGGTTCCTTACGGTGGTTCTGCCGGTAATTCGGATATGAGCGCACCGATTACAGGGTTTCCTACGAATGGATAATCTTCTAGATATTCTAGACCAGATTGCGGAAGCCAAGTTGACTGCATACAGAGTGTTTGTAGCAACTGCATTGGATGAGGCTAATTTTAGAATCGTAAAGGCGCGTGTGCGCGGTGGTAAGATTCAGCGAAAGCGCAAAGTTTCTACTCGCCCCGGCTATACGATTCGCGGCGGAAAATTGGTTCGTATGTCCTCTTCTGAACGGCAACGTCGAAAGAGAGGCGCACGAAAAGGTAAAACGAAGCGCAAGGCAAAAATGGCTCGCGCAATGATGAAGCGTAAAAGATCACTTAGAAAGAGACAGTCCCTAGGGGTATAACAGATGAAACTCATTACAGAAACACTACAGGATGTAAAGGTACTCACCGAAGAAAAGAATGGTGTCAAAAACCTATACATCACTGGTCCGTTCCTTGTGGGCGAGCAGAAGAACCGCAATGGGCGTGTCTATTCCAAGTCCATTTTAGAGCGCGAAGTTCGTCGCTACAATGAAGAGTATATCTCTAAGAATAGAGCATTCGGTGAGTTGGGGCATCCTGACTCTCCATCAATCAATCTGGATCGTGTTTCCCACCTGATCGTAAATCTACGGCAGGAAGGTTCCACGTTCTACGGTAAGGCTAAAATCCTTGAAACTCCTTATGGCAAGACTGCTAAGGGACTTCTGGATGGTGGCGCAAACCTAGGCGTGTCTTCACGCGGCATGGGTTCCCTCAAGGAAGTCAATGGCGTGAACATGGTCCAAGATGACTACTATCTCGCTACAGCAGCAGATATTGTGGCTGACCCGTCCGCACCCGGTGCCTTTGTTCAAGGCATTATGGAAGGTAAGGAATGGGTCTGGGACAATGGAATCGTCCGTGAGGTCGATGTTGTCCAAATGTATGATGAAATCAAGAACGCAAGGTCTAGACAAGTCGAAGATATCTCCTTGAGAATCTTCCAGAATTTCTTGTCAAAACTTTAACTTTACTAAATAAACGTACCTAACAGGAGTTAGACATGAAAAAGTCCCTATCTGAATCTGCTGCCGAAATTCTCGCAACGTCCCTTGGCTCTGCCAAGAAGGATGCTATGCCTGTCGGTCCCGGCGCGGGTGCCGAAGACCTAGGTGGCGAAACGCCAACCACCCCACCTGAAACTCAGGGTCCAAAGGTTTCCGCTAAAGCTAAAGAAGCCGTCACTCCGAAGGAAGGACAACCTCTAGCTGCTAAGGCTGTTAAGGAAGAAGAGTCTATTGAAGACGAAGAGCTTCCAGAACTGACCGAAGAAGAAATGGATGCGTTCCTCGATTCGCTATCGGAAGAAGAACTTGCTGAACTAGCATCTCTCGTAGAAGAGGATGACGAGGAAGGCGAAGTCGTTTCCGAAGAAAAGTGCGAAGACGACGAAGACGACGAAGACGAAGACGAAGACGAAGATGACGACAAGAAGGAAGTTAAGGAAGAATCCGAGACTCCTGAGTTGACGGCTGAAGAAGTCGCAGCGGCTCGTACTGAAGCTCTCAAGGCTCTCGTTTCCGAGAACATGGGTTCTTGTAAGGATGATATCGACGCGCTATTCAATGGCGAAGAGCTATCAGAAGAATTCAAGACCAAAGCAACGACCATTTTCGAAGCGGCTGTCCGCGCTCGCGTTGAAGCGATTGTCGAAAAGGTTGCGGCTGAGAACGAAGAAATTATGGAATCCACCGTATCTGAACTTGAAGATCAGATGACGACACAGGTTGACGAATATCTCAACTACGTAGTCGAGCAGTGGATGGAAGACAACAAGCTTGAAATTGAGTCCGGTCTGCGCACTGAAATTGCAGAAGACTTCATGGTTGGGCTAAAGAACCTCTTCACGGAACACTACATTGAAGTTCCAGAAGAGAAGACTGACCTCCTTGAAGAGCTTGCAGCACAGGTTGCAGCCGCACAAGAACAGCTTGTTGAAGCAACAGAACAGAACACCAAACTAGTCAAGGCACTTGCTGAGTCAAAGTCTCAGGAAGTTCTTCGCAAGATTTGCGAAGGCTTGACCGAAGTTCAGGTCGAAAAGATTAAGTCGCTCGCAGAGGGCGTAGAGTTCACCACAGAGGGTGAGTATTCGCAGAAGCTCGCAGTGATTCGCGAGAATTACTTCCCATCAGGTAAGAAGGTCAGTGAAGGACCACAGGCTCTTGTAGAGACTGAAGCCAAGGAAGTAAGTTCCACAATGGATCGTTATGTATCAGCAATCAGTAAGTTAGCTTCTAAGTAAGCGAACTTCATAAACCTCTAATCGGAGAAACCAAATGTATCTATCAGAAACTTTCGTAGCTAAGTGGGCACCGGTCCTAGACCACCCAGATATGGCTGCAATCAAAGACCCATATCGTAAGGCTGTCACCGCAGTTATTCTTGAGAACCAAGAAAAGGCTATGCGTGAAGAAGCAAACGCATATGGCAACATGTTCGAAGCAGTTCCTAACTCAGTTGGCGGCGGTATGTCCCCTGTAGTTGGTGGCGAAACAAACATCAAGGGTTTCGACCCTATTCTCATCGGTCTGGTACGTCGCGCACTACCTAACCTGATGGCATATGACGTTTGCGGCGTTCAGCCAATGACCGGTCCTACCGGACTGATCTTCGCAATGCAGGCTAAGTATGCTAACACTGGTAACGGCTCCCTAACGGGTGCTTCTACACCAGAAGCATTCTACAATGAAGCTAACACCGCATGGTCTGGTACGGGCGCACACTCGACCACTATGCTCGGTTCGGCAGCATTGGGTAGCTTGAATGGCGCAGGTCCACAGGCTAACGTAGTATTGGCTAACACCGGTACTGGCATGGCAACGGCAACGGGCGAAGACCTCGGCACCGGTATGGCTCAGATGGGTTTCACCATTGAGCGTATCTCGGTTGTTGCTAAGACTCGCGCTTTGAAGGCTGAGTACACGCTTGAACTCGCACAGGACTTGAAGGCAATTCACGGTCTTGACGCAGAAGCAGAACTCAGCAACATCCTCTCGACTGAAATCCTCGCGGAAATCAATCGTGAAGTTGTTCGCACGATCTACGCTATCGCAAACATCGGCTACCTCGGCGTGTCCACGAACACCTTCAACCTCAACTCAGCATCGGATACCTCCGGTCGTTGGGCAGTTGAAAAGTTCAAGGGTCTGCTCTTCGCAATCGAACGCGCAAGCAACAAGATTGCAAAAGACACTCGCCGTGGCAAGGGTAACATCCTTATCGTCAGCACGGACGTTGCATCGGCTCTGTCGATGACCGGTCTGCTTGACTATCAGGGTGCGTTGACCAACAACACCAACCTCGCGGTTGATGACACTGGCAACACCTTCGCAGGAACGCTATTCGGTCGCCTCAAGGTCTACGTTGACCCATATTCGATCACCGGATCGGATTTCGTCATCGTCGGTTACAAGGGACCAACCCCATATGACGCAGGACTCTTCTACTGCCCATACGTTCCTCTACAGATGGTTCGCGCTATCAATCCTGATACGTTCCAGCCTAAGATTGGTTTCAAGACTCGCTACGGCTTGGTCCAGAACCCATTCGGCAACTCGCAGCAGGGTGCAGAAACGACCGTTTCCGGTACGTTGACGAACCACACCAACACTTACTACCGTAAGTTTGCTGTAACCAACCTGATCGGCTAATAACTGATCTGAGCTAAGAAGATAAAATAGGTCGCAAGACCGAGTGACTCAGGGGGAGCGGAAACGCTCCCCCTTTTTATTATTCCTAAATAGGGTATGGTCCCAACCCAAATGAGGCATGTTCATGGCAAACACTAAGATTACAGTCACCTTCACGAAAGATGACAATACTTTCAACACGTATGAACACACGTTCAATAACGGTGATGATCCATTAAACCGCATCATCAACGCACATCAAGTCATTTACGGAACCACAGATGAATTTGGTGTATTCACAAATGCATCTAACAATGAAGCTCGCAGAAAGATGGTCAAGTGGGCAATCGAC